CAAAAATTATAAAATAGTTAGTTAAAAAAACAAAAAAATTTTTTATGAATCAACTAACCATATTCAAAATGATTTTGACTTCATAAATTTGATTATATTTTTTATCTTATAACCAAATAAATAAATATATGAAATATGACTTGGTCAAGAGAAGTCGCATTTATCTTTCTCCAAGTATTGTGTGATCCCGAAATTATTCGGTATTTATTATCAATTTCAAAACCTATTCACAACAACTTCATATTTGAAGAAGCTAGATTATTTCATGAATCATTAAGAATGACGAGAGAAAAAAGATGGGCCTTAACAAAAGAATTATCAAAACAGAGGAAATTTCATGAAATGAATAACCGGGTACCAATTACTTGTACATTACCATTCAATAATATCGAATGGAGGTCATCATGTGAATTATTACAATCAATTAGATACTTACAATATGGATTTATTCGGAAAAAATATCCTGTAAGAGAATATGAAGGAAGAACAATATGCGAAGATATAGATTTAGAATTACCTTTGAAAATAAAATGTATTAATCTTATCTTTGACGACGATATAAAAGGTGGTGATTTTAGAGGATATCTTAGTAGAGCCGAAATTAGAGAACATTTAGATGATTTTGAAATATATGAAGATTGGGATAATTCTATAGAAGGTGAAGAAACGCCACCCCATGAAACACCTTATCTACTCATAGAAATTTGGTGTGATGGTATTCTTAGAAGTGGTTATAGTAAACGCATCTTTAATTTTAGAGATGATACTGATTTATATATTCAAGAACTCATGAATTAAATAAAAAAAAAGATTAAATTTTTTTTTGTCTTTTTATTTGAAATTACATATTGTGAAGTAAGTCTTCAATGTGATCTTTACTACGAATAAATCTTTCTTCTATATAAGCTCCGTAATCTTCTAAATCTCGGATATCTTCCATTACTTCACCTCTTTTCATGTCCATAAGGATCCATCTACCCGGATGAAATCCTTTCACCCACTCTAACATACCTTTGTCCCATCCATGATAGTGATTTTCGTAAGCCCATTCAAAATAATCATTTCTATCTTCGGGTTCTATTTTCTCAACATTATTTTCATATTCAAAATTCATTTTTCTTAGATTATCCCAGAAAAAGAATGGGATACTTTTTATATCTACTATCGCGCGCATATTAAATTCTTTATGACGGAAACCCCAACTCACAACACACCACTCTCTATCTCTATCCGTCAACATCCATTCTTCAGACATCCACTCTTCCCTGTTGCAATGGTAAGTAAGCGCATCTTCCAAAAAATGATCTCTATGGGTCTTCTTGATCTTCCTCGTCATCGACAAAGAAAGATCGTGAGGGAGACCCAGAGTGAACAGACAGAGATACAAATTCACCTCCCACGAAGTAAAGTAAGGCATCCCTGTCAGTCAGTGTAAATTTATGATAAAAAATAAATCTTATAATCAAATTTATGAACAATATAATTTATCTAACTTGATATTTTACTATCATATAATCGCTTAACATATTCTTTAAATTTTTCGTTATCTGTACGATAAAATCTACCTTTGTAAATTTCAATTATACTTTCTTGATAATAATTCTTATCAAGAATATTACCACCACATTCAATAATCTTATCTATGAGAGAAATAGCAAAATTCTCATCTAAACCATTAGGAAGCTTATCACCATAATAATCATCACTATATTCACCGAAACTATCTATCGCTTCTTTGTTCATCTTTCCTACTAAAAGAGCTACACATAAAGCATGATTTGAATGCCAAGATCTACTTGGTTTTTCATTTAACTTTTTTTTTAAAAGATCATCTAAATTTTCATTATTATAAGATAAAGTATCTAAAATCTCAAAATACTTAGTTGGAGAAGTCTCTAAAAGCTCAACAGTCAGACTTTCTGTCGTATAAATAGTAGGAGATGGCAAATCTGACATTTTTAAGTTATTTTAAATAAAAAATTATTAAATCAAATTTATAATATCAAGAAAAATAATTATTTAAAAATTATTAATATATAATTAAGTAATATAAAATGAATTGGAATATGAAGTATATTTTTTTATGGTTCTCAAATATTGTAAATTCTCAAATGATATCTGATATTCAAAATATTGTTTCTGAAGGTTCTATGTGTGGCGGAATGATGCCTGCGAATATGATTTCTTCTTGTGATAATAATTTAGAGTGTGTTTATACACTGGGTCCAATGATAGCCGATGCCCCTGGTTTCTGTCGCCCAACCTGCCCAACAATTAGAGACCAATGGGGTAATTGCTTACCTGATAATTGTGAAGTATGGAATGATGGCTGCAATAGTTGCACATATGATAAGGATTTAAATTCACTCGTTGACTGCACTGATAATATGTGTTATACTGCAAATAGAGAAGCTAGTTGTGAAAGATATTCAACCGATGAAAATGATTTTTTTCATTGCTCTCAATCTTATGATGTATTATCTCAAATGAATAATGTTTGTTGTACAAATCATGATATGTGTTTATCTGGGTTTCCAAATAGATGTTCACCTGAATGTGCTTCTCTAGTAAATCTAGTATTTACAAATTGTAAGCCTGTTTTAGATTTAAGTAGTATCATTAGTCAATCAGGGTGGGAAGATTTTCATAATTTATGTATGGATACTAGTGGTTCTACAGAAGATAAAGAAATTCCTATTAATTGTGCTGTCTGGTATGATGGTTGTAATACATGTTCAGTAACTGATGGTAATATAAATTTTTGTTCTCGTAGAATGTGTTTAACTATGGGAGAACAAAGCTGCACAGAACATCATAATAATATGACAACAACACACGAAAGTAGGGGAGATTGTTTTAATGGCATAGATGATGATAATGATGGGTTAACAGATTGTGATGATCCTGATTGTCGTATTTATGGTCGTTGTAGAGTAGCTGATACAGAAACTGGTCGTGAATGTTTTGATAATATAGATAATGATGAAGATGATTTAACTGATTGTATGGATGATGATTGTATGAAAGATCCAAGGGCACAACGTAGATGTGCTACATTTGTGAGACCTATTGTTGCTCAACCACCAATGATGCCACCCGTATCAATGCCTTTGCCAGCACCAACACCCGCGCCCAATAATGGTCATTAATTTTATTCATAAACTTTTAAATTATTATGATAAATAATACTGTTTTTATAATAATCTTTTTTTAAGAGTTCCGCAAAACCCACTGAAACTATTTTACCATAATCACAAATAATACCTATTTTTTTATAGTTATTCAATTCTATATCTTTTAAAATACTCTTTATGATATTATTATATTCTGAATGATTCTGAATATCTTTTTGTATCGTTTCATCTAAACCAGTAAATTTACTTTTAGGAATTTTCATTTCAGACAAATCAAAAAGTATATCACATTCAACAGGTATATTTTTTAATTTTGACCAAGTATAAATAATTAAATCTCTATCTACATCTATTTTCTTATCGGATATTTTAGTGAATGGTTCATAATAATTATTCTCTAAGATAGTTTGATCTTTTACTTGAAAAACTTTAACCTTCATAATAATATTTCAAATGAAATTATTTTAAAGTATATTAAAGATTTAAATATAATGAATTATATAAAATATGTTTAAATCTTTTACTTTTTTAATGAGTATCTTTTCTCAATATAATAATATTTATTCACAAGAAGTATGTCTAGGAGATATTGATAATAATTTATCGGTTGATGTTAATGATTTATTAGGTGTTCTTTCTAATTTTGGTTCTGATTGTAATAATGATCTTTTAATTATTCCTGAGCCTGTAGAACCTAATTGTGTATTAGGTGATGATTGTGGTGGTCAAGTTTGGACAGAATGTGGAACAAGCTGTCCTCCTATTTGTGGTTCTCCTGAACCTATGATCTGTAATATGATGTGTAATGTCGGTTATCAATGTCCTCATGATGAATGGTGGGATAATGATACAGGTAACTGTGTCCTTCCAGAATCTTGTTCTGAACCTGTAAGTTTACCACCAGATATAGCTATTGGAAGACCTTTCATAAAAGAAACAAAAAATATTGTATCAGATATTGTTTATGAAAAGAATGATTGGAATGAAGTATTTTAAATTCAATTAGAACCATCAGCTTCGATTACAGATGTTATTAATAAGATTAATCCTATACACATAACAGAACATATACATAATCCACAAACCATCATCTTCATTATGATATAAGCTTCATCTTCATTTTTATGCATCGTTTCAGGATAAATACGAACCATGTTTGTTTTTAATTTAGTTTTTTTAATGAATTATAATATCAAATTTGTAAATTTAAATATTATAAATTAAATTTTGTAAATATTATAATGAATAATTTACATGGTTTTGTATTAGAATATTTTTTAAAAGATATACACAATTTAGAAAATGATAGCATATTTTATGGTGAAAAAGCATTAGATATGTATATAGAAATATCTTTCAAAGATAGGTCTGAAGAAGATAAAGAAATATATAAAAAAAAATGGGATCTATCTAAAGTAGATAATTCAGTATATTTTATTTATAAAAAAGATAATAATCATATGAATAATAAAATTTATCATAGATTTATAAGTGATTCATGGTTAGATGGTGGACATTCTTATTTAGGTCATATAAGTAATATAGGATGAATTCATTTAAAATTTGATAATCTATTTAAATATAAAATTATTTTTTTTATAAAGAGTATGGAAATAAATAAATTTAATGAAAAATTTAATGAATTATGGAAACAATCATTAATAATAGAAGAAAATACAGAAATAAAAAATCAAATAAGAAATTTAATTAATTCAGCCAAAGAAAAAGATAGTTTGATATTTTTAGGAGAAAATCATCCATATGAACCATTAAAAATTATTCCTATTAGTTTTGATGGGGAAAAAGAATATATTATTATGCATGATGAAAAATTATTAATTTACAGAGATCCTTCTTTTAAATTTATAAAAGGTAAAATTGAATTAAGTCGTAATAGGATTGTAGTATGGCCCGCGACAGCGGTACAATGGTTATTAGGTGGAACCGATCATCAAGCTGAATTTGTAAATAAATATAGTAAAGATATCGGTATTGAGAATAGTTTTATTTAAATTTGATAATCTATTTTAAATATTTGAATAAAAAAAATAATCATATACAAAAGATGTTAAAAAATATTGGATTAACCCCTTTAAAAAGATTAAACAAAAGTAATATATATCTAAAGTTAGAAGGATATAATCCTTCTGGATCCATCAAAGATAGAACTATAACGAACATGATAATAAATATAAGTGAACAAAAACTTAGAGATAAACCAACTGTGATAGTTAGTTCGGGATCTGCGGGTGTATCTTTATATCATGTTTATAACAATTATAATCTAATGAAAGATAATGATGCGATCGTTGTTTTACCGCTAAAATATAGTAATAAAACTATACCTAAATATCTTCTGAATAAACCAGATGTTAAAATATTTTATTCATTTGAAACATTATTATTCTCTCAAAATAATGATAATAAAGGTTTTAAAATATTATTAATAAATGATATATTTATTAATGTACTAAAAAAAGCGAAAATTGTATCTAAATTAAATCAATGGAATATACTTGACCAGCATTATAATAAACACTGTGTGGAAGCGCATAAACAAACAGCGGATGAAATAGTAACTCAACTCCCAAATGTTACGGACGTTGTATGTTCTACTGGGACGGGTGGTACTGCAGCCGGTCTCATTAAATTTTTACCACAAAAAGTCAAGGTCCATGCCCGTCCAACAAAATCTGGAGAAATAGAGGGATTAACAGATGTTGGTAGATATAATAATTTCTGTGATACATCTTCTATTGAGGATTACTATGATAGTTATTTCGAGTATGAAAAAGGTTACACATATAAAG